TAAGAGCACATCAGGATCATCAGGGTCTACTTTGTAGCCATATGGAACGGTCCTAGATATACGGGGAATAGGAACCCATTCGTTGTCTTCTTTTATGTCAGTTGGTTGGGGCAACTTCCACTGTTTTAATGGTTTAGTCATCTTCTTCCGTTTGCTTTGGTGGCATTAACATTACTCCACCTTTAGTTTCTACTTGCATCTTTTCTGTTTTAACTAGGCCAGTACGATCAAGTAGTTCTTTAGCTGCTGACATCTTATCACGAATACCTAATTCAGTAGGATCGTATAAAGCACCTACCATAGCCATTGCGGCTTTAGGAGCATTACGTGCCATGTACGTAGATGTAGCATCTAGTATTTCTTCTTTAAGAGAGTTAATAATTTCTGTAGACGAAGTAGCATCTGAATATCCTGCTATTCTTTTTGCAATAACAACGTCACCACCTGCTTCATCAAATAAGACTGCAAGTAGCTTTTGTTGTTTTTCTGTTAATGCTCGTGCCATTATAACTCTTTCTTTTAGATATTACAAGTATAATAATTTTTTTATTATTACATCAATTCAAAGTGTGGACCGTCAATAAAGGGTCTACGGCCTTGTGACCTACGTAAATCTACGTATGCCATCATTGCATCTTCGGCTGTACCTTCGTATGTACGAATGTCGCCCTCTGACCAAGCTGCACCCCACTTGATTGCTACACCAAGTTCCTTAGCTGCCTCTTTCATTGCGTCACAGAGATCATCATAGACATTCAGTTCCCATACGCCCTTACCATCTACATAGGCCATAAGGTCTACGGCACGACCCTCTAGGTGCTTAGACTTCATTGTCTGTGACTTACCCGCAGCTACAAGCTTCTCTTGCTCTTCTACTGTACGTAGGCCATAGATTACACCAAAGTCTACCTTAGTAAGTTCAATGGCACGTTTGACTACAGCTACTAAGCTTTCGTCTACACCTTCCATCTTAGCAAGGCTACGGTTTGATAATTTAAATGCCATTTACTTTCTTCCTGTAAAAAACTTAGATACGGAACGCATACCAATGCTGGCACTAACAATACCACCTAAAGAATATTGATACCACATAGGCATAGCTTCAAGTGAAGTAAAACCTGCCTGTACAATCTGATTGCCCCAGTCACCGCAGAATGCAAGGATAAGCGGAATACTAAACAACAAAGTAATCCACTCGTCTTTCCAGCTGTTTTGCGTAGCATTGATTGCAGCTAAATCCCAGTCAAGCTCACCTGTGGCTTGCTTCACACGTATTTCTGCATTAGCTTTTTGGATAGCTACCTTACCGTCTAGGTAAGAAGAGGCTAGTCCACCTACTGCACCTATGATCTGACCTATCATTTGTTATAACTCTCCTCGTGTACTACACGTGTGGGTGTTACAGTAGTCTTAGACTCTTTGCCCATCCATATGCCGAAACAACCAGTTAAAGCCCCCATACAGACTGATACAAGCCCTGACTGAGCTACGCTAGGATCAGGTAACGACATAAACCAATGTACCGCTTGATACGTCAGTACAGTAACTGCCAGCATCATTAACCTTGGTAGAACTTTCCAGTCATCTAATATTGTTTGTGCCATTACCACTTGCCTTGTTGCTTACCGAGAAAATAAATCCCCACGCCAAAAAGACCAACTCCTGATACCACAACCAAGATACCAAGACTCCACTCAATAATAGTCTGTTTAATCTCCGCTTTGCGATACATAGTTTTCTGGCGTTCCTTACGAACCTGTCCTTCAATACGGAGAAGTTCTTCCCAAGCACTGTGTCCATAACCGAACTGTATATACTGCTTAATCTCTGCACGTAGAGCCTCCGCTTGTTTCTTCTTAGCGAAGATGTCCATTGCACTTGGCCCATTGCCACCAAATAATACAGCATACCAAGGGGGTTCTTCTGATTGCTTGTGCGCAAAGTTAATGTCTGACATAGCTCCAGCAAACTTAGCTAAGTCATTGGAGATACCACCTATGTCCTTACCAAGCTGAATACCCTTCTTTATAGCTGATACGGCTGTCTGTGCCGCAGCAAACGCTGTAAAGGGATCAATCATTTGAACTTAACCTCTATAGGGCATACATAGTTGTAGCTTACTCTATATACCCTATCGTAAAACAAACCGTTTTTAGGTAAACCACAATCGTAGTAGCAGTATTGAAACAACCTGTTACCACTTATAGTCCATGCGTGACCGAATGAAACAAAGGCCAACACACACAACAAATTTATTTTCCCATTGGAGTTATAGTAGAATTATGATCACGGCTTATGTATTTAAGGTCATTTTCAATTAAAGCTACACGTTGCTGCAACGCAGTAATACTAGAGATAGTTCTAGTCAGGGTATCTAGCTCTTCCCATAACTCTTCTATATCTGCCCACACGTACTGTATTTCTACACCATTACCTGCAACATCACGTTTAAGGTTGACGTTATCCTCAATAGCCATACGTGAGCCTAGCTGATTAACTGTTTCTTCTAGGCTGGAGATAGTAGCTGCCTGTTGAGACACCCACCATACTCCACCTGCAAGTTGAGCAGCCATAGCCAACACAAGGGCAATAGGTAGTTTAATATTTTCCATAGCCGTAATAACTTCTATTTACGTGCGCCTAAAACGTTTAGCCTTTTCAGCTGCCGCTTTAGGTTGTTTAGAAAACTGCTTACCCGCAGAAGTGTCTTTTCTTTTTTTAGCAGTACTCTCTGAATACTCCTCACTAGACATAGCTTTAATTGCTTTAGCCGGGAGATAACGTTCACCAGTAGCTTTTGGGCCTTGCGTAGAAGGTTTACCACTTTTAGTTCTCCAATCTTGCTTTGTCCATCGACTAAGACTTTGTTGACTTTTTGACTTTGCCATTTGTTTTAGCCTTTGCAGCTTTGCTCAAATCTTTATAGTGGACTAGTTTCTTAGAAGTCTTAGACATAGTTGCACCCGTCATAAGAGTACCATCTGGGTGCTTATGTGTTTTGCCTTTGTAGAGAGTACCATCTTTCAAATAGTGATTAACGCCCTTCAAGATTTGTACCCTCCACCTTTTGCTTTGTATTGCTTTGCAACCATTTGAGCCTTCCTTGCGCTCCACTGTCCGGGCTTTCCACCTTTGCCACTAGCTTTAACGGAGGCAACAAGACGCTTACGCATAGTAGGCTTAGTATAATTACCAGCCGCATTAACCGTTGAAGATTTTTTGGGTGATTTCGCCACGAGTGATTCCTATATCTTTCAATTCTTTGTCGGTCATATTCTTTAGTAACCAATAATCTGCACGGCGTTGCTGCGCTACTGCGATTGCTTCAAACCAATTAATTAACCATTTCATGTTTATAACTCCTTGTTCCATGAACATTACGTATACTTGTTTGTATACATAGGAGTTATACCATACTTAGTTATATCATACTACACACAATAACGCAACCCCGTTATGCGTTATCTGTTAGGGTTGTACATCTCTTTGGCTGACATAAACACTTCTAAAGAGCCACTACTACCGTCAAAAGCTAATATCTTATCACCTGCGTGTAAGAATATCCTGTCTGAAGTGATGACGTCATAAACATCTTTACCCGCTACAGCTTTATCGTTTAGTATGTGGTGATACGTATTTGTATCTGCGTGATACCACTGCAGGCTTATGTTGTGATTAGCAGTATCACCATTAGTAATATGCAGGAATACTATCTCTGCATCAAAGTTAGCAGGGCAGGCATAAAGAAGATCAGCACTAGCACCGCCGGACGTAGCGGTAACTGTTAGACCTTTTGTTACAGTGTTATATGAACGAGCTACAACCATTACTTTTTCTTCATTACTTTCTTGGCTGTCTTAACTACCCAAGCTTCATTTACTTCAGTGTCAGGATCGTCGGCAATAAAATGACCGTTCTCGTCACGAGCACGTTCCATTACAAGTTCTGTATCTGGTTTTACAACCTTCTTAGATTTAGGAGTTACCTTTTTAACAGTACTAGGTTTTTTACTTACGATGTCTTGAATACGTGAGTCATTAACATAGTAACCACCATATGGGTCTTTACCCGCAAGTACATCGCCACGCTTTGTAGTTACAAGGTCTTCTGTTACTAAGTAACCAAAATCTTCTAGCTCAACTTTCCAGTCTGTAAACTTCATTGTTTTTTGCCTGTACAAGTAGTCATGCGTTCTCTCCTATTTTTACACACATTGGAATAGCGTATACATTTTTATTACGTAAATTGTTAGCAACCTCAGTTCCTTCCGCCGTACACTCTTGTTCACTGTAAAACAGTTGGTCTGTTTTCGCCATAATGGTACAAGAAGTTGCAGAAGGGCTGAGACACGCTAACAATAAACCTATCCACACAGCATTACTTCTTCTTAGTCATACCACCGTATGCCATTTTAGTTGATTTCTGGGTAGCCCCAACAGAGGCACCACAGTTAGCATATCCACCGTCTTTATACTTTTTAGGCATACCACCTTTAGCCATTCCCATTGGGCGTGACCTTGGGCGAGGTGATGTTGTTGGTTTAGTTTCTACATAGTCCTCGGCTTCCGCCACAGCTTTTGTAATTGCTTCACGAAGCAGTGCACGATCCTTTTCGTCGTTTGCAGTTTTCAAACGATCACGCATTTCATCTAGTGACATCTTACCTACAACTGCTGCAGTTAGTCCTGCTGCACCTGCACCTGCTGCCCCACCTTTAATCTGACCACGAGCATACGCACGTTGTCCCTTAGTAGCTTGTTCAACCTTAGCTTGGCCCGGTGTTTGTTTACTTGCTGCTTTAGCTACACGTTTAGCTAGTTTACCTGCGATACCCATCAGTTAAATAATCCTTTTTTACGATAGTCCATATGTCCTGCACGTGGCTTACCCGTAGGCATACCACCTTTACTTAGTTTAGTTGGTTTACGTGGCAAGTCTTTTGCATCTAATCCCATGCTCTTATCAATAGTGACAGGTTTAGCTTTCTTATTAGCAATACCTTGTTCCATAGAACGAACATTCTTATCTACTTCCGCAGCTTCAATACGTTCAATAATAGTTTCATATTGCTTCTTTGTAATTAAATTATTGCCATAATCTTTTTTAGCCTGACGTGCAAAAGCATTACGTGCTGACGTAGGCAAGGAACGATACTTATCCATAGATAAAGGCTTAGGCCCAGCTTTAGTTAGCAAAGCTGAGATAGCACCTGTGGCATTAATTAACCGTTCTTTACCCGTTTGTTTTACTGCATCAGTAGAAGGACGATCTTCAGGCATTAGTACTTCACTAATATCACCAGAGTCTTTTGGCTCTGCTTTCTTTGCATTAGCTCTAGCGTTTTTAAGTTTAGCTTTTTGCTGTGCTACTAAATCATCTACTTCTAAATCTTTTAACTTTTCTTTAGCTACACGTTTAGCTAACTTACCTGCAATACCCATACGGTTATTC